AATCATCCCATCTAACCTCAAGAGTGGGTGGGTAAATTGTATTGGTGTCTGAAGAGAAGAACTTAATTGAACCTAATTTACGAGTTGATGATTCATCACCATTTGTCTTCTTAATGATTAGACCATTATTTGTACGAGTACCATCTAACCACTCGTTTACATAGTCAGTAACTTCAACATTTAGATTATCGGTGTATTTGGTAAATGATTGTTTGTAATGTACACCACTACCAAACGATGCGGTATACCAAGTACCACCACCTTGATTAGTTACCCACCGTGCTTCATAGTAGATGTCAGTATATTCTGCGCCCGTTGGGATTAAAGTAGCATCGGTAGTAACGGTCAAGTTATCAATTGAACCTGTAAACTCACCACTACCACTACCAAAAACAGCCCATCTTAAATAATGGGTTCCAGTTTGTTGTGAGTTAAAGTAGTATGTGTTAAATCCACTTGAGGTTATAGAAGTACGTTCTACCAAGAACTTACCATCTGGCTCCATAACATCAAATGAAATTTCATCATAGTGACCAACACTTGCAGTAAAACTTGCAGTATATCCAAGACCTTCAATTACCGACAAACTTCTATTTAATGTAGCGCCACTAAAGTTTGATGAAGACATTACAAGAACATTACCAATCACACTTGCTGTGGTGGACTCACCATCACGACCCGTAATCAATTCATTTAGTACATACGTTGATGGTAGTGGTCCATCAATGTTGTATTCATCTTGAACAAGAGAGCCAGAAGTTACTTCTTTGTTTACATAAAAATTATCAAATCTGCCAGCAACACCATCACTACCATCAGTATCAAAATAAGTCCATTGTAATTTGTGTATACCTGTTGAGTTTGGGGAAACTTGTATTGATTGAGTTACGCTCTCTATGATATTATTCGCATATACATATCCATCTTGGGTACTTCCATTTCCACTACCATCCGGTTCGTATACTCTAAAATCTACACCATTAAGGCTACCAATGTTCATTTCGAAATAAATATTGTAGGTAGTACCGAACTGCATATACGCATCGAGGTTTACAGTTCCACCACCAAAGTATGATGCTGAAAATTGTAGAGCCCCATCGACTACATTGATAGATGGTGATGTACCATCTGACCCAACAATTGATTGTGTTAGGGATAGGTCACCAGCCGAAGCCAAGAAATCATAATAAACATCAAGACCTGGCAGTTGAGCAGGAGTTGCTGCTTTACCAACTGTTGAATTTTCAACATCCCAAATAGACCCACTTGCCTTGTAAACCCAACTTGAATCAACTTCGATGTGAGGTGTATCTGATTCAGAACCGAATCCCTCTTGCCACGATTCTTTAACGGGATAAACATACAAGTCGTAGTCGGATGCGATTCCTCTACTTTCGACATTTTCCAATCTCAATCGGTATTGTGGTGATGTGATTTCACCATTAACAATAGAAGATGAAATGTTAGTTAGGTCAAATTGAACCAATGCTCTACTATTGCCTAATAGGGTTTTGTTGTTAGTATCGTAAAACTTACCAACTTCAAGAATTTCATCCTTACCAGTATTTTGATTCTTACGATGAGAATCTTCATAGATTGTGGTGTCTTTATTTGGATATATTCTGTAAATCATTTTCTACCTCTTAAAATAATGTTATCACCTTGCCTCTAATGTCAGCGTCTGGATATTTCAATTCAAAAATAGATGGGTCTTTTGGTGGGTAGATAATACCATTCTTCGTTGCGTCCTTCATATCATAGAAGTTGTTTGAATAGTTTCCTTCTACTTTACAATTAACTTGAAGACCCCCGACCCCATCTTTATCAGGTCTAACAACACTTTGTACACCATCAACACTATCTAATAAAACATACACATCGGTCAGTACGATTGGTCTTCCAATTTGCATTCTATCAATGTGGAAGTATTCTTTTAATTTATTAATACATTTTAAAAGAACCTCGTTTGAGTTGTAGTTTGGAAGTACAATGATTTCAAAGTCGATACCAAAGTTTACAACATATGCATTCTTAATATTCACAGCATCAGTCAAGATACGATAGTAAGACAAATAGTTTTGTAAGTTTTGTTTAGTAGCAGCATTCAAGTTCTTCAACTTCTTATTGGCGTCATATCCCAATGTATAGAAGTTGATTGCTAATTGGTTTGCGATAGGATTGTTACCATCATCCAACTTGGTGTTGATTTGCCAATCGGGAGCAACAAACGCTTTAGCAACCGAACCAAATTGTGGTGGCATTGCGTATGCTCTTAACAAGTAATCCTCGGCCGTCACCGAACGATGTTGTGCTCTAATGTATGCGGCTGCGTTGTTACGGACTTCTTCAAGTTCTTCTTCGTACTTACCACCACCGGCAGATGCTTCATTGGTTACGGCAACTGAATTTTTAATCACATTATAAACATCAGACACTAACCCAATTGATTCGTTTTCAAGTACGCGTTCTACAATTGTAGTTAGGTCTGAAGATGGTACATTATCATCTACACCATTACCCACTCTATAAGTTACGGTAAGTGTTGTGTTTGAAGGAGCCACTCCATATGTTTTAGCATACATAAAGTTTGATGGGTCAATACCTTGGTCAAGGTCACCCGTTGATGGGTATAACGCAGAACCTACATTGTCTGGGTTTGGTAGAATCTCTTCATCAGCGTTCGATGAGATGCCAGCACCAAATTGAATATCAAGTGCACCTTCATCGGTTACACGAGTCACGAATCGTTTTGGAACACGGTTTAGTTTTAATAATGCCGGAGTTTCAGTTGCATATGATGACATTGCTAATGAATAATCGGTTGTGTTTGGTACTTCTTCAAAAACAGTGTCTTGTCCAAGGTATTCTACTTTTGTCCACTCATCATCATCATCATCAGTAATTTTGATTACATCGATGAGGCCGTCATCTTCGAGTCTGATTTTATCATAAATCTTTGGAGAACCAAAATTAAAAGTTCTTGTTTTTTCAGTACCACTAACTGCCTTTACCAATTTCTTAACAAGGTAATATACCGGCTCATTTGTAGATTCATCGGTTTGATAAACTGAAACTTCAGTTGGGTCAAATGAAGATGAGAACGCAAATCTAACTTTACTGATTGTTGAGAATGTAACATTTGTATTTGATGTAGAACTTACAATCATACCTTCTTTTAGTGTTAATGCGTAATCCCAATTTGGTTTTACATTATCACCACTACCTACGGCTGGTAGTAATTGATATACAGTTAAGATTGTAGTAGCGGGAACATTTAACTTTGGAGAATATCCAAATGTTTGTGCTATATTAAACACATTTGATTTTTCCTGAGCTTGTTCAAGAATTGATTCTCTTAACTGAACATCCGTGTAATATGAAAGAACATCACCAACATATGATGCCATTTCCATAAACATCATACCAGGAGATGCCTCGTTGAAGTCGTTATAAGTTTGTGGGAAGTAATTTTTAGAAAAATCAATAAGATTCTTACGGATATCTCCAAAGTCCTTACCAATTAAACTTACATCTTTTTTAATTTTATCAGCCATTTATATACCTCAAAGAATTGATACACTACCCTGATTGGTTACGAGTATTGTTATATTTTCGTTTGCACCATTTTCTGTAATTTTGAACTTCATTGATATTGAGACCCTATTATAATCCTCTTCAACATTAATAAGTATGTTGTCAATGATAATGTAGGGTAGCCAATATTTTATATCCGCACGTAGAGATGAATCCAATGCATCACCAAGGTCTGGGGTCATTTGTTCAAATAGTAACGAGTAGACATCTGTTCCAAAATCAGGTTGAAACGGCCGTTCACCCTTTTGGGTTAATATTAAATTTTTTAGATTTGATATTGACTGTTCTTCAGTAGTGTATGAAGATTTAAAAATAGGAGTACCCCCCATTGGTAACATAACACCAATAGCAGTATTCTTCTTTAAGTCAAGAGGATTTATTTTATATTCAGGCCGGTTTCTTGCCATTATTTACCCTTCTTCTTGTCAATAGCTTTCATTAGTTGAGAATAATCTCGTGTAACTGCGTTTACAACTGCTTGCCCAGCTTCAGTTTGTTGAAGTTGTTGTGCTGATACTTGACCACCCTCTGCTGTTTGGAATGTTGCGTTTTGAGTATTAACTCCACCACCCCATGCTTGTGCTTG